ACGGCGCTGATAGTCCGTTTTGATGCGTTCAACATCAGCTCGGAGCGATTTCAGCGCATCGCTCAGTCCGCGCACGACCAGCCCGAATAGTGCTGATATCAGTGTCATCGCTACACCCAAAACCCATTCCGGGGTCATTTGTCCTTGCCCCCTTTGTAATAGGCGTTCAGTTTTTCCAGTTGCCCGCGCAAGATCAGGCACCATGCCCCATAGTCGGCAGCATGATTCAGGAGCCCGGCCGGGGAGAGTCCGCCTCCGGTGCGGGCGGCATCGGTGGGATGTACAGCAGTTCCGGCGGAGGCGTCGGACATACCGACTGCGTCGTCGGCGTAGCCAAAGCCGGCGCGGTAGAGCCGCAGGCCGTCAGGGCCAATGCCGGTAAAAGCGTTAGAATCATTTTTAACTGCACGGTCGATCCCCTTTTTCAGTTTTTGCGTCGTTTTCGTCAGTTCCGTTTTCACGTCCAGCAGCTCAACGGCAAGTTCATCTGCCCGGACGCGCTGCGCCGTCGCGTCTGCATGCGCCTGTTGCAGTGCGGCGACCTGACGCTCGGCGGCCTGACGTTTTTCCTGTTCGGCGGCCAGCACTTGTGCCGCCAGTTGTTCGTTTTTTAGGGTCAGTTGCTGGTTTTCATCGCGCTGCGATGCTACGCCCGCGTTGTACCCGACCTGATGCCCGGTGTTGTACCCAACACCGGCGGCAGCGACGATAAACACCAGCGGCAGCCACGCAACGCGCAGGAACTGGAGAATGGCGGTATTCACGGCTGGCCTCCTGCATTCGCGTCTGTGGTTTGCGTGGTCTGGTCACGTTTGATGGCGTGGTACTTCGACGCTTGCGACTGCGTAACCCACGCAGCCAGATACGCCATAAACAGCCACTCGGTGAGATTGCCGGTGTACGTGCAGAACAGCAGCACGCCGGTTGTAGCCAGGAAAGCCATGAAAACGATGGTGTCGGACGTGGACAAGCGGCCGGATTTGGGGTTTGTGATCAAGTCGCTGAGTTTCATGCCGCCCCCAGCGCCCGGAGGGCTTGTTTATACAGCGCCTGACGCTCAGCCAGCCCGGCCATACCTGCATTAATACGGCGCGTGATTTTCACGATGTCGCCAATATCCGCGAGCGAATTCAGCTTGTTTTCAGACCAGAACCAACCCGCAGACAGCGCAGCGTATTGCGGGGATTCCAGCAGTTCCGGGGAGGTGATCAGGTCAATGCCGAGGGCGCGGCCACAGGCCAGATAGTTATCAAGGCCGGTCAACTGGATAAGGCCACGGCCACGGAATTTCCAGCCATCGTCGGGGGACTTGTTACCGAGGCGACCAGCGTATGCCAGGTTGGCAATGGCCCGCTGCCGTTCTACAGGGAGGCTTCGCTCATCAGCGTGACGCCCCAGCGCCTCACGCTGCGCGACTGTCAATTGCGAAAAAATGGCAAGACCGGTAATGGAATAGTTGAACGACTCGACAATGCGAGTGAAACCACCGGATTCATGGCCCGTCTGAGCGATGAATGCGGCAATGCGGCGCGGGGTAGTGATATCGAACTGCTGTAGCGCTGCGACGATGTGCGGATGCCATTTTTCGGCAATCTCGGCTTTAACACCGGCGGCGCGCTGGAACTGCTCTACTGTTAAAGACATGACACCAGCTTTGTTGTGTGTAAAAAGTGGTGTCAGTGTCTGATTGATGAGGGATGTTTATAACTGGATGGGGTTCAGTGGGTTACTCAACATCAATGATTTGCAGCTCGCCCGGCTCGCCTGTCTCCTTGTCAGCCATGTATTCACCTTTTGATTTTGCATCATTAATTAGTGGTAAATATTGATGCACAATACGCCAGACATCTTCATCCTGTTTGAAATTAAGTTTGCTGCATTCATACCGCTCATTCGTCGGGTCTGAACCGTCAACTTTACCTGGATTTGAAATGAGTAAAATTTTCCGCCATGCACAAGCCTTAACCATATCTTTAGGGATGTAATCCGCACCACCCGGCTTACCTCTCCCCATCCGATAGTTAAAAGCAAGATTTCGCTGGGTCTGATAACCATCCTTGATAGCTTCTGCAATAGCCGATTTTTCATTACCTTCCGGCTTGAAATTGGCTAAAGCAGAAGCGCTAAGAGTAATACATCCCAGGATAATTGCGTTTAGCGTTCCACGTTTCATAGTAATGAGATCCTTCTTAGAAAAGACTTTGCTGCTGATGTGTTACCGGGTTCTTGCTCTCGCGCACCAGTTCCCACGCCAGACGGTCTGAAAATCCATAGTCAGGGCAAAGCCGGGACATCGCCATCGTTATTGATGTTCCGTTCTCTGTCATTTTGTTCAAATCGTGCATAAAACGCTGATTACGCAGCTCACGCAGTGCAGCGGCACAGCGCGGCAGGTAAACAATATCGCCGCCGAAGGTCTTCGACAACAGCGTCGCGTTTTCAGCGCCAATGGTTTCGCGCAACAGCTCGGCGCGGGCGGCACCCAGCGCATGGATGCCTTTACCAATAGGGAAGGTTGTTCCGCCAAAACGCTCAATCAACCGAGCGGTAGCAGGGAAGCCGATAAGGTCAGCAATTTGCAGGACAACATCGGGCAGCAGCCCGGCCACGCGCTCAAGTTCCATGATTAGTCCCCGTTGGGTTTGGGTTTACGGCGTTTGGCGTCGATGATCAACGCCTGCATGAGTTTTGTTAGCTGCTGTACATCTAACCAGTCAACATATCGTACATTAAACATGTGCTGCGCCATAGTCTCCGCGTACTGCCAGGGTCGGGATGCGTCAGCAAGCAGCGCTTCAATCTTGCTGAGAACGGCTTTTTTACTTGCTGGCACACTGGGCTTGCGGCCGTGACTTTTTGCGCGGCGCGGGTAGCCCTGTAGGTGCATGTACTCTTTTACGCACTCAAGCTCAGTGACAGTGCAGAGGGTTGATGACGTCTTACCTGCAATCCGCATCAACACCGCGCGGTAAGTGTCATCATCCCAGCCCAAATGAGCCTGTCCGGCTTTTATCGCACCAATCATGCGGCGTTGCTGTGTCATGATTGCAGATCCTCATCGCTCAATCGTGCGTGACCGGTCACATCAGTTAAATTCAACTTGCGAGCGTCGTGCGTGAAAAAACAGGCTTTCTCTCCAATAAACGCACCACCACAACCGGCAGGCAATTGACTATCGCAGCTCCGACATGCACCCAACGATGATTCTTGTCGTGCAAGGCGCTCGTTATCGCAAAGTATCAGCAGGGAAACATAATCCGCCTTGCTGTAAGGTTCCCGGCCGGGATTGCGGCGCTTGCAGTTCTCTTCAAGCATTTGCAACTCACGGTCTGATAACATCAGCTCCAGCCTATGCTGACCGAATTCGTTAGCTTGTCTGGCACGCTGGCGGCGCTTGCGCGCCGCTGCCTGCTGTTTTTGGTTGGCTTTGGTCATGCTGCACCACCTGTATTTGTTTGGCTTTCCGCTTCAGAAAACACCGCCCGCGACGGGGACCAATCACAGTAAGTATCTGTTTCGACGTGTCCGAAAAGAGCCTTACATCTCCGGATATATGCACAATCCCCACATTTTTTACCCACCGGAAGCCTCATTTTGTCCGGGTCTGTCGGGTCATAGTTGAGGTTGGTCATGGGACGCCTCCGCTGGCACCGCCGTCTTGCTTTCGTTGTAACGTTGGATACCCCAGACAATCGCGTAGCAGATCCAGAGATAGTGAAAGCTGTAGGTCATCGTTGAACCCATTCCCTCTGTAATTTCGTACGTGCTCACGCCGTGAGGGAAACAGGCGTCGTTCAGCGCATTGAAAGCATCGTTTTCTGTTCTAAAGCCGTTGCCAGTCAACTCGCTAATCGTCTCTTTGGCCTGTTGTGCGTCGTCCTCGTCTTCACAATTCTCCAGATAGCAGGCCAGCCACTCCTGAAGGCATTTGTCGAACGCGTCAGAATCGAACTCGTAGCAGGGTGGTTCGCATCGACCGTGGCCGGTACCGGATTCGAATTTTTCAGACCAGTAACCGGGGTTGATGCCGCGCCCAATACCATCGTTAAAGAACGCGAACATGTCAGCAATACGACTGAACGTCCAACACCCCATATCACCAGTCACACACAGATAACCGGGCCACGTAACCAGGTCGAACCGGTAGCAGTTAGTGCCAGGCTGGGAAAACTGAATGTGTCGGTACAGGCCATCGTCACGATGGATTGTCATTTCGTGACGACTTATGTTCTCCAATACGCGATCTTTTATCTTGGTATCTTTCATTCTGTCAGCGCCTCCAGCCGCGATTCCACGTCAAGAGTGATTTGCGATGCCAGACCCAGACGTAACAGCCAATCCGAAAACTGGAGCAACGCACCGGCGGGTGTCTCAGCACCTGGAAAATCCTCCAGCACAATGGTGGGTTGCCATCTGCCATCGCCGACGTTTGACAGCGTGATACGTTGCTCAAGCGTCGTGCTGCCGTTGTTATGCCTGAGCGTCAGGCCGATGCCAGCCGTATTGCCGAATGACTCAAAGCGCGTCAGGCGGCATTCGACCGAATGAGTATCCACAACACAGCGCGCCCGCTGATCGACGTTGTCACTCTGCGCACGCAGCGCTGTGATTTCATCGCGGCAATCGGCTAACAGGTTCAGCCACTCGTTACCCAAATCCGGGTTATGACAAATAAAGTCGCTGAGCAAGAACAGGTTGGCACGCACGCGCGCCAGGTTATTTTTATTCATCATGACACCTTCCAGAGTTTTTTATGTTTCTCGACCGCGCGTTTCATTTCGCGCTGAATTGATGTTTTGTAAACGCGGGAACCGCGCGCGTCGAAATACTCAAAGCGTGACTTTCCGGGCAGCGCCGGGCGCTCATTGACGCGAGAGCCATCACTCAGCGAGTAGACACGGCGCGCGCCGTTATCCTGGTATTCACAACTGCTGACCATTGCCATTAGCCAGCCCTCCGTGCACACGCGCTGCACAGGCCGTCCTCAACCCAGTGACAACCTGGCTGACACGCGTCATACCAGGTACAACCACACTGGCGGCACATCTGAGACGGGTCGGGGCTGATGCGATACACGCCGGGTTTTGTGTACGACACCGGGTGCAGTGCGGTGATAATCAGCCGCTGTTTTGTGCCGAAAATCTTTGCGCCCAGGTTTTTCACTGCAACATCCGGGTTGTATGTGCATGACGCGGTTTTGCCGCTGTTGCGGGCGATATATGTGCCGCTGCTATAGCGGACAGAGACATCAAGATGGGAGATAGACATTATTCAGCCCTCCCAATTCTTGCGAGTGATGCCGCCCCAGCCCCATTGACTGCGCGGTGCAGGTTGGCGTTCTTGCCCGCGATGTAACCAGCAGAACGGGCGTCATCACCTCCCCGGACGGTCTTCGCGTCTCTCGGTTCTCTCGTCGTTACACCAATGTCCTGCTGTAACTTGCGGTGATATGCCTCAATTAACGTCGCTTCAGCATCAGAGACAACGAACTCATCAATAACCTGCCAGACACCCGCAACCCACCCCTCACAGAAAGTGTCTGCGCGGGCGATTTTGGTACTGGGTTTAATGCTCTTGCGCAAACCTGCTGAGAATTCGCGCCGGGCTTTCATCATCTGGCGTGATAAAACATCAAAAGCGTAAGCGGCAATTAGCGGGCGCTCATTGGGGCCGTAGAAGATAACGGTATCTTTATTGCCCTGCTTAAATAGGAGGTAACTCTGCACGCCGAACGCATCAGAAATGATCTGCATTAATCCAGCCATATATACAGGCGTTTTTCTCGCGTGTGACGGGACAGTTTTGCTGCCCGCTTCGTTAATCGCCATCAACTCAACATCGCTTTCAGTCAGGCCATGCTGACGCATTAGTGCCTGCGCCTGGCTCATTGCATTAGCCGCTTCATTGGCATTGGTTGTGCGCTTTGCCAGATTCAGCAGTTTTTTAATTTTATTGAGATATTTTTCATTACTCATAATCAGCAAACTCCAGATTTAGGCGTAAGCCAGCCCCGGCGGGTTTACGCCATTTTTAAAGATGTTTTAATTTCGGTTTAAATTACTGGGCTGATTTCAACGTATCGATTTTGACGAAATACGGCTCAAGATTAATTTCGACAATTGACCCGCAATTAAAATCACGCGCAATATCAGCCGTTTTTACTATCTTCCCGCCGCGCAATATCGGGTTGGGGCAATACATAAAGGAATGCCCCACGGCATATTTTTTATTGAACTCATCTGCACCCATATCACACCCCGGCAATATCAAGTGGAATTGGCCGGTACTGGTCAGAGTCGCCAATTCGTTCATAGACGCGGATGTAAGAACGACTACCAACGACCTGCACAGCCTCGCCAATAGCGTCCATCGCACGCTGCCAGCGTTCATCCGAAATCTCTAAACGCCGCAGGGCCAGTACTGCACCGGTATTAACTTCACCTTCTTTCTCGGTCTGAAATGCGCGGTTGATAATGGCGTGGATCTCCGGGCGTGCGCCTTCCACCCAATCCGAAAGGCACTCATCAATCAACGCCTTAGCCGCCTGCAAGCGTTCGTCAAACGCAATGCGGTCTTGCATTGCGCGCTGAATCTTGTAGCGCCCGTCATAGCTGTACAGCGTAACGTTGCCTTTCTTACCGCCGAGATTAACGCCGTACTCACCCCCGGAAAGAGCCACAAACGCGGCGATATCCGCAAACCCGGTCATCTTAAATTCGGCCAGGGCAGCATTCACTGCCAGCGCGCGGCCAACAAGCTCCGCAACCAGTTCATCACGGGCCACGTCGATAGGCTTAATCAGATGTTCCGGCGTCAACACCCCTTTAGCGTCAACCCAGTAGCCGGGCGCAGCTGTTTTTTCGGTGAATTGTTTAGTGGACATGCTTTTTCTCCTTTTTGACTTTTTCAATTGCGTTACGGACTTTCTCGTTAACGTGACCCGCAAGACCGGCACCAACAGCAACGGCGATGACCTGAGCCATATTGCTGTCGCCCTTTTCAGGCTCAACCTTGCATTCAACAGCAAACCCTTTCACTTCCTGGGTGATGCTAATTACCACTTTAGCCATATCGTTTATCTCCAGATAATGTGCGCGCCGCGCCAGATGGTCATTTTCACGATGCGCTGTACACCGTTTTTTGTTTCCGTGATTTCAACTGCTTTCGGTTCCCACGCCGCGAACGGGCGATCGACTTCAATAATCGGGCGGCGGAATTTATCATGATAATCAACGACATTAATTCCGGCCCTCAGCAGGCGATTAATGGGTTTCATTAATTCGGGGTTGTTGATTGGCAAATTGCACATAGCAAATACCTCGTTAATTAATCAGCATTTCGGCAAATTTGCGCACCGCGCTGGCACTGACGGCATTACCGCTCAATGCGCTGTGACGGCTGACGCCGCGCACAAGCTTGAATAACCGGCGCGCATTGCCACGGCACGCTGAATACAACGCAGTGCCAACGTCCGGGCTTTCGGCATCCGGCAGCATACTGACGGCGATAGTGCTGATGTCTTCTTCGGGCAGCACGTCACCCAGGAACAGCGCCAGACCGACGCGGGAATAAAGCTGCTTATACTCGCCACGTTTGCCCTTGAGGTTGATGATCAGCCGTGGCATTCCCGCCAGCACAATGCCGACGCCGCTTTTGTCATGGATGCGGCGCAGGGTTTCCAGTGCCCGGTAGGGCAGGTTCTCTGCTTCATCGACAAGAATCAGGCGGCCGGAGCCGTGCAGTGCGGCAATACAGGCGTCGCTCAGGTCATGCATATTGCCGCTTTTGCTCAACCCCAGCCGGGTGCAAAGCTCTTCGAGCACCACGCGGGCGGTGTAACCGGGGTCGGCCTCAATCAGGATTGCATCGCTGTAGCGCGCCCCGTACTCACGCAGCATCATGGTCTTGCCGAGGCCCGCATCGCCGTATACGACATTGATTTCGCCATCCAGATGCGCCATGCGGATCACTTCCATCCCACGTGCAGACGTGACTGTCTCGACATAACGCGGCGTAATGCGCTGACCTTTCTCTTTTTCGCGCTCGCGCACAATCAGATTGCCGACCAGTTCATCAATACCGCTCACGTCACCGGTATATTTGTTTTGCAGGTACTGGCTGACGACGGCCGGTGACTTACCGATGGCCCGCGCAACCTGGGTTTGCGACCAGCCCTTACGGGCAATCAGGTCAGCTAATTCATTACATAAGTTCATGATTCACCTCATTAGTTACTGGTGGTTGCCAGCGTGTTTTTTTCTGAAATAGGCATCGCGGTCAGTCTGGAGGAAGAAAATCGGCTCTTCTTCGGGTTGTTCCGCAGGGATAAAACCGCTCAAATCAAAGGACTGGCCGGGCAACGCCGGGTTGAGTTCAGCGTTGATCTCATCGGCCTTCTTGTTAACCAGCGCCATGCGGCGTGCGTGGCGGTCTTTGCGAACTTTCTCGATGTAATCAACCGGGAACGCGGCGCGTGTGTTGCCGTTGACGATGGCAGTGCAGATGAACGTACCGTCCAACTGACGAACGGTGACGCTGCTGGCATCGTGAATATCGAATGCAACCAGCACCGCCTCACCATCCACCCGGATCAGTTCCTCGGCGAAATACTGGTTATTGAAGACAGACAGCCACCCACGCTGCGCGGTGCGCCTGACTTGCGGGCGGAACATTTCACGCAATTCAGCCTCGGACAACCGGTCAATCTCTGCCGTTTCCAGCAGCGTGGCGCGATATTCGGCAGCAGTGTAGTGTTGGCCGTCGGCGCGGCGCGGTAGCTCGCTGTGCCGGTGCCGTGTGTTATAGGCGTCGATTTCGTCTTCAATGGCGTCAATCAACTGGTTCCAGCTCGGCAATTTGGCGATGGCCGATTTTTGTACCGGGTTCAGTTCCTTACCCTGATTCAGCGCGTTGACTGCCGAATCAATGCCCCGACTGGTAATGCGCACGGTTTCTTTGTCTGCTGTTCTGCCATTGTATGTTGCAAACTTACGGGCAATGCGGGCCGGAATTTCCTTGTTAAGACGCTCGATAATCCCGCGTGCTTGTGGGTTGCCGGGAATGCCTGTCGGGTGTTCAATCCCAAGGCGCGGCAGGATACCGGTAATGTCGGCGTCCAGTAATTTGGCTGTTTCGCCTGCGCCGTTATCGGAGTAGTACAGCAAAGGAACACCGTGGCGCTCGATGCCGTGGCGCAGGGCGTCAGCCACCGCGATCACGTTCTCAGCCAGCCCTAGACTCCAGCCAACAACGTAGCGGGTGCGGCCATCGATAACCAGCGTCAGCTCGGGGGTAAACGGGCGACCGTGGTCAGGGTGGGCCACCTTCATCTTCATGCTGTGACCATCCCCGATCCATACACCGTTAACCGGCATCACAGACCAGTCACGTTTGACGTATGTCTGCAATGCGGTCATGGCCGACCCGGTAACACGACCTCGCTGGCGCACGATTTTCGGCATCTTGTTCAGCGCACGATGAACAGCGTAGATAGACGGGCAGGCATCACGCATCGCAGGCTGATCTGCATACTGCCGGTGCCAGTCTGCGCGAAAATCCTGATACGCTTCGGCAACAGAGGGGCCGTTAGGGTTGCGGTAGTGCGCCATAAACAGCGGTAGCCAGGCTAGTTGTTCCGGTTTCTTGGCTTTGAGATGACCGGGAGCAAGTAATACAAGGCGTTCGGATGCATCTTTGGCGCGCAGGTAATCAACAACCCATTGATTTAAGGCACGAACGCTGACGCCGATGCGCTGACCCTTGCGGGCGTTTGCGGTGGCGACATAGCGCTGCAAGTGCTCCGGCAGGTCACCAGAGCGTGACCGGTCACAAATAAACTGAATGGCCTTAATGCGTGACAGGCCCGTGTCTTGCAGGCGCAGCACTTCAACAACCAGCACCATGCGGGCATCGGCGATGTCGCGCTGTTTCTGCGTCAGCGCAGCGGTTTTCTGCTCAAGCATGGCAGGGCACTGGCGCACCAGCTCAAGCATCTGACTGGTTGACGCGGTGGTTGATGCAGTGACGGCCTTTGCCGGGGCGGTAGCAGGCTGCTGTTGTAGCAGGGTGTTGTAGTAGCGCTCGCGGATCTGATTCATCGCGTCAGTAGGCAGTGATTCCAGAGCGTACTCGACACCGCCACCCATTCCTTTGCGCTTTTGCACCACCCACCCTTCGCGTTTAGCTTTTTCGCGAATGTTTCGAGATGTGTTGGGCAATCCAGGCAACTGCATTTGAGCCAATTCCTCAGCGCTATAGTGAGTTTTTAGGTTCATAAGAATGCTCCCACTCACTCGAATCAGCTGTGTACATGAACAAAAGTGCGGTTACAATCGTCCGCGTAACGGCTGGGCCAAATATCCTGTGGCTCTACGCCAATGGCAGCGGCGATGATCTTTTGTCCCTTTGGCCACTTACGATCCAAGGCATTATTCAAAGCGGTGGGTGTTTTGTATCCGTGATACTTGGATAGCGACCGCAGCGACCAACCTCGTTTATGCAGAGCTGCAACGATGTCGGCGCGGTGCCAGTCTTGCGATACTGGGAAGCTATTTTTTTTGTCCAT